AACTTCGTCGAGACGGCTGCTATCGCCCTCTCCCAGAAGTGCATGACGGAAATCAACAGCCTCGTCACCGCCGCCAACTACAGCTCGGCCACCAACACTGGTGCTGCTCTGTCCTACGCTGAAGTGGTCGCCGCTCAGAAGACCCTCGACGACGCCAAGGCCCCTGACAAGCGTGCCCTCGTCCTCGGTAACACCTACCTCGCCGACCTCCGTAGCGACGCGACCATCATCGCCGCCTTCCAGCTCGGTGCCAACGTCATCTCCTCCGGCTCCCTCGGTACGATTGCCGGCGCTCAGGTCTACCAGTTCAGCAACCTTGCTACGAACTCGGAGGCACTCGCAGGCTTCATCTGTGGAGCCGACGCGATTGCGGTTGCGACTGCACTACCTTTCAACGAAATCCCTGGCGCTGATGTGTCTCAGGCCACCGACCCTGCAACAGGTCTCTCGGTCCAGGTCATGATCATCCAGGAGCAGTCGGGCTTCCTCAACGTCACCGCCACCTTGCTCTTCGGCACGGCTGTCGGTCGCGCCACGAGCCTCCGTCGCCTGACGACCGCCTAATCAACGCGGCTCTAGCCGCTTAACGAGACCCCCTTGGCTAACCCCTTGGGGGTCTTTCGTTTTCTACCAAATCGGGCAAAGGTGATGAGCCTCTACGGAAACGAGTTCTTGGACGACGCCAAGGAGATGATTGCCGACTTCGGCGTGGCTGGTTCCGCCAATTCGGGGGCTATCACCTTCCAATGCCTCATCTCCGACCCTGCCGTTCAGACCGTCCTCGAAGCAGGGGGGTATTGTGAGCGGACCCAATACACGGTAAGGGTGCCCGCTGTAACGGCCTCCTGGAGCCTCCCAGATGGGTCTAATGGGGCATCGGCAGCCCTACTCTCGGGCGGGGTGCCCATCGCCTCCTTGGGCCAAGGGAAGAAAATCGTAGCCGGCGGCCTCAACGTCCGCATCACGACCCAGACTTATAAGCCTGCGTCGGCTTGGATTACGCTCCTCGTCATTGACGACAACCAGTAAGCGCCGTGGTCAAGGTCACGCTCACGCCCGCCAGTCAAGCAGCCTTCGTGGACGCTATCCAGAAGTTTGCCGCGGCGAGTAAGCAGACCATCCGAGACGCGACGCTTGAGCAAGCCGCCTTAGCCTGTCAGGACGCCGCCAACTTTACCCCTCCGCTGACTAGGGGCGGTGGGGGTGGTCTGTCTAACGCCGCCAAGAAGGCCGGGGAGCGGGCCATCGACCGAGATGTGAACAAGGTGGTCGTCCCGCTAACAGGTGGCGGTGCCGGCACACAAGCGACTCGCGTCATTAAACGCCTCGGCTCCTTAGCCCTTAACAATAACCAAGGCCTGTTCTGGAAGGTGGCTTCCAGCCAATCGACTATCATCTCGGCTAACTCCTTTGTGGCCCGTATGCTCTCGCCCCAATACAAGGGGTTCGGGACGACCGAGGGTTTCAAGCGAGCCAAGAACTACTTTAACCGCATCGGCAACCGCGTGGCCTCTCAGTCTCTCAGCTCGGACGGGGCTCCCCTCGAAGGGACGGCTGCCATCGACGCGGTCTATCGGCCTGTCTATCAGCGCAACAACGGGCGACTCTGGAAAAACGGTCGCAACGTGAGCGGTATCCGCTCCTTTGACAAGCGGGTCGTCGAGCGTAAGGCCGACCTAGATACCTATATCGCCCAACGCCAGGACAGCGTTGGTGCCATTAAGTCGGGATGGTACAAAGCCCTAATGTCCCTACCCCGCCCGGTCATCAACGGCGTCGAGAAGAACGCGGGGTCAGCCCTCCGCAAGGCTGGCTGGATCACGAAGCACAGCAGCGTTCCGGGCAACAGCGTTTCAAACTTCACCGACAAGTTAGCCGATGTCACTATCCGCAACCTCTCTGGCAACATCTTCGGCATCGCCGACCAAGCCGACACGCTCGGCCTCGTCTACGGCAACCGCGTGAAGCAGATGCCCGCCAAAATCCAGCGCCTAATTGCCGCTGACGTCGCCAAGTTTAACCGCAAATAACCCATGTCCGCCTCCATCCGTCACATCGTCGAGTCTACGCTCGCAACCTACCTCTCTACCCAGACTGGGCTTACCACGGTGTCCTTCCTCACGGGAGACAGCTCCGCAACCCAGACCCTGCCCAAGGCCGTGGTCCTTTGCGACTCTGCCCGCCCCCCTTCCAGCCTACAAGAGGGCGAGGGTAACTACGATTGCTCCGTCCGCATCACCCTATTCTCCAACGCCGACGACACAACCCTTGCCGATCACCGAGCCCGCTGCGCCGCCTTGGTCGGCAATATGCGTGACCTCGACAGCATCAAGGCCGCCTTCATCTCCGGCGGGGACGCGACCTGTTACGACGTCAGCATCCTTTCCGAGGACGAGGGTATCGACGAACGCTCCTGGGCGACCTCCTTCGCCTTCTCGGTCTGGACCTGTCTGGCCCCGTAATTATTCCAAAACGGGCAAAGACAAATGGCCGCCGTAACCAATGGAACTACCTGCCTCTTCGGTGTCGCGGGTACCGTCACGAACCTCTTCGTCCAGTCCTACACGGTCAACTCGACCTTCAACCTGTCGAACATGGTGGTGGACGAGACGGGCCTGACCAAGACGACCCGCTTCGACGACCGCAAGACCGAGATCACGGTGGACGGCATCTGCAAATTGGCTTCCGTTCCGACCCTCGGCGCTGACTTCATCTTCACAATTAACGCTGCGACCGCCTACACGGGCGGCTCGGCGACGGTTTCCTACGAAGGCACGGTCACGTCTGTTTCTGAGAAGGGTTCAAATAAGGACTTTGCCTCGGTTACTGTTACGGCTGTTTGCTACGAACAGGTCGACGTAACTCCTGCCTAATTGACCCAGCCCTAGGCAGGGGCATAGTTATGGCGTGGACCATCGCTTCCTAAATGCCTTCATCGACCCGGCGCCCTTCAAGCTGCTGGGTCGTTCGCTTTATCCGTGGTGCCTCAAGTACCGCGTCCGGCTGATGGCCTTCAACTCTCCGGTGATTTCTGGAGACCGAAGCATCACCCCTGCCGACCTTATCTTCGCCTGTCAGGTATGCGCAGAGGAACCCCTGGGCGAGATTGGCTGGCTGGACAAGATGCGCATCCTTAGCCTAAATCGAAATCCGACAAAGTTTGAGGCTTTGCTTAAGGCCTTTGCCGGCTATGCCCTTATCCACGACTGGCCTAAGTTCTGGGAGCAAGACAGTAAGAAAAGCGGCGGGGACAACGGGGTTCCTTGGCCCTTGGCTATCGTCGCCAACCTGATCGCGTCGGGCATCGAAGAGAAGCGGGCTTGGGAGATGCCAGAGTGCCAAGCCATCTGGCTTAACTCAGCGCTAGCCATCCGCAAGGGAGCTGAAGTCAAGATAATGACCCCCGAGGAGGAGGCCTACATGGAAGCCGAGAGGGCCGCATCTGCTTCCAATTCTGCAAAGGGGAAGACCGACTAACATGGCTCAATCCCTCGAAGTAAACATCAGGACGACCTCGGACGTCCCGCAGGCCATGGACAAGGCCAAGGCGGCTACGTCTGGTTTTTCACAACAACTTCAGAAAATCGGCGATAAGTTCTCAACGGCCTTTAAGGATATCGCGTTGGGATTTATTGCCCCAATGGTTATCTTCCAAAACGTCCTTGGACTTGTTTCCTCTCTTCTTGAACAGGCTAAACAAGATGCAAAAGAAGGGTTTGATTTGATGGTCAAAGGAGAGACCAAGTTCGCCACTTCCGAACAGAAGAAAAAGGCCTCTTTTGTCGAATATATGTTGGCCCAACAGGAAGAGGAGCGGAAAGTAAAAGAAGGTGCCCAAAACATCTATGAAGGATTTCTGAACACGCCTCAAGGAAAACAGATCTACGATAAATACGCCGCTCAGTTCTCCCCAGAAGAAGGACCTAACATGTTCACGCTTTCGAACATGGCTAGAAGCAACAGAGTCCGGGCTGATATTGAGGAGTATTTCAAGACAAGCCCTGAGTATCAGCAGTGGGTAAGACCGACCAAAGAAAGTACGATTGTAAAAGAAGAAGCCCTCGGTGCTGGAGTCATCGGCGTCGGTGCTTCTCCTCAGATTGCCCTTGCAATGGAAGCCAACGATAAGCTCTCGAGCATCGACTCCAAGCTCGGAGAACTCGTCAACGCTGGCATCGACAAAGACCCGACCAAACCCCTTGGCCGCAAGTACCCACTTTACTCCCCAGGCCTCCAACGCTAATTTCCCATGGCACTCGTCAAGAACGGCAACGCACTATCCACCGCCCTGCAACAGCCAGGAGCGACCGTCTCCAATGACGGCTACGGCCTGTTGACCTCGACCGTCATCTGGACTGGTGACGAAGACGGGACTCCAATCCTAAAGGGCTCCGACCACCCGGAGTTCTCCTTCATGAAGGCTTGGAAGATTAGTCGCGAGTTCAGGTCTACCGAACTAATCAGCTACAAAGTGGATTATGTCGGCATCTGCTCCGAGGTCGCAGCAGGCGAAGAAGGTGCAGGCGACTGGGTTTCTGCTACCAATACACGGGCCAACATTAGCGGTGCCATCAGCCTTGGAACCGAGCGTATCGAAAGTCATCCTCACTTCTTCAACGCGGTAGACTCCGAAGGAGACCCAGACACAGGCGCCATGATCGCCGGCTACGGAACGGGCACTCCTTCGGCGCCTATCTACCCTGCGTCCACCTTGGTCACGACTCCCGTGCAGGAATACGTCGGTCTCAATGGCGCTCACTTCAAGAAGATTGGAACGACGTATGCTTTCACGGGCTTCAAAGACCCTGATGCAACCTATCGAGCCTTCTACGGCAAATCTAACTACCTTGCCCCGACTACTGGTCTCTCCGGTATCATCTACACGACCAGCACCACAGTCGTCCAAAAGTTCCTGTCTAATGTCGGACGATCAACCTCCGTGCAGAGTTGGGAAGGCGGTCCTAAGTTAATCCCAGACTTTGTTGGCACAGACTTTGAAGGCGGCTTCGGCGGTCAAGTCCTGCTGGCTGGGGTTAACTTTGAGGAGTACGGTCACGTTTATAAATGCTCCTACCAGATCCGCATCAACAAGGAAGGCTGGCCCACCCAAGTCTATCCGACCTTTGTATAATGGGCGGCGTACAACCAGGACTAGGTTACAACGTCATCCAAACGGAAGACGGTTCATCCCTTGAAATCCTCTTCCCAGAGCAGTCTGCTTACGGCCCAGAGCAATTCAAGGTCGAGATGTCGGGCAACAACCTACGAGTCGCCGAGGGTGGCGTCGTGGCTCAACTGGTCACTGGGATGCCTGTCACTAAAACCCAAGAGTACCGCGTCCAAGGCTTTGCCGTTTACCCTACGGACAAACTAACTACCGGCACAGTCGCCGACTCGGTGTGGTGTTCCCAAGACGGCTACGTTGAAATCCAGAAGTCTACTCCTGGAGCGACTGAAGAAGACCCGCCCACTGGTGCCAATAACTGGGGTGTCTACCTCATCCGTAACCGTGACGGTGGAGGGGAGGGTGTCCTAATCGACAAGCCTTTCCTTGCAGTCATGGCGGATGGCTCGGATGCGTACACCTACTCGACCCCTTGGAATAACTCGGGCGACCACGGAGACCTCCGCGAGTATTACATTATCCGACAGAAGCAGTCGGTGGAGATCACAACTCCGACCGGAGTGGTTTATGGGGCTATCGTCCAGAATTTCCATGGCGCGGTAAAGCGTTACAACTGCCAACGCATAAAGATTGCCTCGGTAAATTGGTACGACTCGACAGGCTGGGTCGTTACTCAGCACCTTATCGGGTCGCTGTATATGCCCAACAATGTCCACTTTTACGGCGAGCTGGACTACGAGGATGGCGACGATGCTCCTGACATGGACTGGCCCCTCAACTCGGCCGAGAACGAGGACTGGGCAGGCACGTGGACGGGCTATACTAAGAACTTTAACAGTGGCGGCCTGACCCGTACGGTCGAAATCCCTGTCTAATTTACCCCCCTTCCAATCCCAGCAACATTAAGACCCGATGACCTGCTCGACCTCCGTAACCTTTAAGCGCGGCACGACCTTTGCAGGGACCGTGACCTATACCCCCGAGGCCGGCGGCCCTGCCAACCTCCTGACGACCACGGTCACCTCGTCGATTATCGACTACGCGGGCAACGTCTACCCCCTGACGATCACCATGGCCGGCGACGGTCTATCCTTCGTGGCCTCCTACTCCACGACCTCAGCCTGGACACTGGGCGGAGCCCGCTGGGACATCAAGTTCGCCTACGGCACGACGGTCTTCTACTCGGAGACCATGCGTCTTAACGTCATCGACCAAGTCACCGCCTAATCATGTCCATCTCCATCTCTTCCGAGGTTCTTGGGACGCTCTCGGTCACGGTGGCGGAGACGACTGGGACGCTAGAGGTCGCCGTCCTAGCCACGGCCCCCGCTGTCCTGTCGGTGGAACTCGGGACGCCCGGGCCTGCCGCGACGATTGCCGTTGGCACGACGACGACTCTTGCCCCTGGCTCCTCTGCTACGGTAACCAACTCGGGTTCATCCTCAGCTGCGACTTTTAACTTTGGCATCCCTGCGGGGACGCAAGGTATTCAAGGCATCCAAGGTATCCAAGGTATCCAAGGCACGACTGGGGCTACAGGAGCCACGGGTGCTACTGGGGCAACAGGCGTGATCGCCGCGACTTCCCCGCTCTCCTACAACTCGGGCACCCAGACCGTAAGCATCAATCTCTCGGCTTACTTGGCTAAGGCCGATAACCTCGCCGGCCTCGCGTCGACCTCGACCTCTCGGACTAACCTTGGGCTCGGCACGATGGCGGTCGCAACGGCTGCCGACTACCTTACGATTGCTTCCGCGACTACGACTTACCTT